GTAGACTTTTACATGGAGAAGGATGAAGACGCACTAAATGATTGGCCTGTATTTATACTGCAATCAGAGTTTGGTGAAACTGGCGATAAAGTTAAGTTTATACTGTCGCAAGATGAAGAAGGTAATGGCGGTGGCTTTGCATTCATAGAGGAGCATGAATAGATGTTACAGACAGCAGGGCTAGACGTAAACCAGCACCTTAACAATGTTAAGCTACCCATAGATGAACACCACGTTTTATCTATAGCGCAATACTCAGCCGATACATTTTGTGAGGTAGCACTATTTGATGAGAGGACAGGCAAGCCAGTACATCTTCAGAGATTGTACAAGCATAGTGATGCAGTAGCGTACACAACAGACTACTTTCACTATGTAGGAACTGAAGATTTAGGTGAGATTATTAATGCAGCACAAGAATATGTTAGGACAAACAAATGAAGCTATACACTAACGACAACGGCAAATGGGCTGGTACACAAGCTGATGCAAATAAACAGTTAGGCAGAGGTTGCTGGCATACAGTTGAAGTGCCAGTAGATAAGACTTGCCTTATGGCCTTCCTGAATAACAACAAGGTAGGTGCTACACTAGTAACGTTAGTGGATACACCTAAGCCTGACGCTGAGCCTAAACCTGAGATACTATCACAACAGGCATCAAGCTGGGTATCGTGGGCGCTAGACACGCTGAAGCGAGGTGACACAAGAGAAGCTGAAAGTATGCTAAGAAAAGGTTTAACAATACAACAACAATGGACAAAAGGATAAACAACATGGCTAAGAATTTACTGGGAAAGTCCCGCAATCAAGATAAGCCCTACGCAATCTACAAAGGTCAGGGGCCGTTTGGTAACACTGAGATGCGAGTACTTAAGACGTATCAGATACCAGCTAACGAAGATAAGAACAGGTACGCTAGGTGGTTTGTGGCAGTCAAATCCGACATGACACACGGCTCATACGACATGGGTGACAGCTACATACGGGAAGCTAAAATGGGTCTAACCCGTGTCTACGCTGACCCACTGTTCTTGGAGCAGTACGGCATAGTAGAAGACGAAGACGATAAGATACTATCTGAACTAATTAACGGATACTTTTAACAGAAGGAGACAACCATGCATAGTGAAACAGTAGCTTGGCCTGAGATGGCTGACTTTATAGCTGAGAAACAAACAGGAGATAGACCGACTTGGACTTGCACGGAGGTTCATGTAAAGTATTATGACGAACCAATTTCCAGGAATGTTGGAAGCATGGGTACTAGCTTAGTTGACATAGGAGACTATATGCTAAACTTATTGCATGATGGTAACGTAGAAACTGTAACGCTAAAGAAACTGTAAAGAGAGGAGTGACAAAAATGATACGCCAAGAAGGAAAGAAGTGGATAGTCTACGATAAAGCTGGACAGGTGATTATTATTACAGTAAATAAGAGAATAGCAGAGCAAGTACAAACCCAAATGAAAGAGAGAAAACTATGACACGCACTAATGAAAAACTAGCTGAGAAGATTGCTAAAGAAACAGCAGAAGACACACGCCCACAGTGGCAGATAGATCGTGAAATGCGAGAGTTAGAGTATGATAATGCGGCACACTTCTTGAAGGCTGAACAAATAGAAACACTAAAGTTCGTTATGAAGACTATACAAGACGCAGACTTTATGCTTCACGAAGCTTATGAGCTAAACACAGAAGAAATGAAAGCTATCGACAGATCAGAATGGAAATTACGCATAGCATTTCCTGAACTGTATGAAAGCATACACAATGAAAGAATGGGAGAATAATATGGCTGGATCAGCTTTCTGGGAAGGTATGTTGTCTGAAGGACAAGTAGACTTCATCATAGATGAGTGTATGAAAAGCTTATCATTTGGCGATTACTTTGATGCTTATTCAACTAATGAAGACATTTCATCAGAGACTACGCAGTACCTAGTCCATGTGATTACACTGCTAAACAAGATGGTGAAGGCTAAAGAACACATTAATTTTGTAGAAGGGAAGTAGTATGTTTTTATCTATAGAGAAAGAAGACACCATGTCATATGATGTAGTGGAGTTCCTAAATGAGGATCACAGTGTCAACATGCTAGAAGGTAAGAACCTGCTAGACATAGACTTGTATGATAGCCTAGAAGCTGACCTAGAAGACACCATCCACCAGATCAGCTTGGAGGGCTACCTATAATGTTAGGCTGGCAGATAGCAGTACCTTGGATGGTGATTTACATAGGCGCATTTATTTACTTTTTAGTGAGGGACAATGATACTTAAACTTAAACCTAACTCTTCTATATCGGATGTAGTAGAGTATTACCTAACCTCTAAGTCTTTTTGCAGACTAAAGGGTAGCACACAAAAGGAGTACGAGGGCAGCTTAAAGGTTGCTCTCGGTACACACACACTGCTAGGCAAGAAGTTAGGAGATACTAGGCTAAACAAATTCAAGACTAAGTGTGCCAATCATTTGTATGAACAGTGGCTAGACAGGGGGGTAAGCAGAGCTAACAAGATCTCAACTATCATGTCTATCATATTCAACAAGGCTATCAGCTTAGACATAATGTATCACAACCCTATGATAGGCATTGATCGTGTACCTAACCCGCCACGCAAAGTCATGTGGACACCAGATCAGGTCAACCTATTCTTAGGTACAGCCTACAGCGAATGGAAGTGGCGTAGCATAGGCTTGATAGTCCACATGGCTTACGAGTGGGGGCAACGTCTAGGTGACATGAGGCTAATGACTTGGGATAAGATAGACTTAGATAAGCAACGCATGGACTTAACACAGAGTAAGCGTAACGCTGACGTCCACTTACCTATCAGTGATGAACTGATGCACATACTAAAACAGCAAGACAAAAGCTTTGGCTTCCAGAGTTTTGTAGCGCCACAGATCAACCCTAGTGATGGGTCATACAAGCCTTACAGGAAAGGAAACATATCTACTTACATTAACTCTATCAAGCAAGCCGCTGATCTACCAGCAGAACTTACAGCTATGGACATGAGGCGTACAGCTATCACGGAGATGGTTGAGGCTGGTGTTGACGTCACGCAGATCAAACAGGTGAGTGGGCATAAGAACATCAGGTCACTAGACCCATACATCAAGCACACGTTTAGTGGTGCGTCCAGTGCATTAGCCCAGCGCCAAGCACACAAAGTAAAGGAGGAGACATAACATGGACATTAGAGCCTACCTAGATACACTAGACCTCAGTGACGGACAGAGCCTACGCAAGGACTGCCCTAGCTGTAGAGCTAAGAACACGTTCACTGTGCTAAACGATGGTGGCTCTATAGTGTACAACTGTTACAAGCTGGACTGTACGCTGAGTGGTGCATACCACACTAACATGACAGCACAAGAGATACAGCTACGCCTAGCTAAACATAAACTGTCTAGCCCACCTGAGCCTGAGACTATGGTGATACCTGAGTATGTGGTGGAGCCTAGCCCACGAGAGACGCCCCTGTTCTATGAGTACGTTAATGATTGGAATATACCTAGTGACAACTTAATGTATGATGTCAAAGATTCCAGGATAGTGTTGCCTATTTACCACAGGGGTAGAATGATTGACGCTAACGGCAGGTCACTGACAGGTAAGCAACCTAAGTGGTTTAGGTACACAGGTGTGGCAGACTACTACATAGTGGGTAAGCAAGAGGACAGCACCCTGATTGTAGTTGAGGACATGGTGTCAGCTATGATAGCTAATCAGATGGTGCCTAACTTATCAGCTATGGCTATCTTAGGAACTAGTTTAACGTTAAAGCATATGGCTAAGATAGGTGAGTACAGCAAGGTAATTGTAGCGCTTGACCCTGATGCCGCACATAAGACGTTGATATTTAAGAAAGAAATAGAATTGTGGTCAGGTGTAGAAACTATAGCTTTGAGGCTTGACGATGATATAAAGTATCGTGTAGTATCCGACATAGAGAAATTAAAGGAGATGGTATGACTGACTTAGAAATGTTCTTACATGAGATGGGCCTTGACAAAGTACACGAAAAGGGTGTATCAGATGAACCAGACACAAGACACCACTACTTAGTTAAAGGTTACTATAATGACCCACGCAATGACAATGGAGAGGTATCCTTCTAATGACTGAACAAACATTTGACAACGAAGAAAAAGGTTACGTTTATGCTGGCCGTGATGCCAAAGGTAAACCTAAGTTTAAGAAATATACCAACGAAGATTTAGAGTACGTTAAAAAGTATTTAGACGATAAAAGTATTGCTTACTTTGTACATGAACAACAGAAACTAATCTTTATTTATAAGGATAAAGAACCTGAGAATAGGTATAGCTCTCGCTATTCATACTACTACAGTACAGGTAAGTGGGGCAGTGATAAGAGAAATAAGCACTATCACTCAGATGGTGTGGATCATTTTATAACTACTTACTACAAAACGACAGAAGAAACCATTAAGTATTGGAAGAGTAAAGATGATTGAAGTAACATATGTAAATCACATGGGCAATGACATGACAGTGGTTAATGCAGCACGAGTATCATTTGCTAAAGAATCCACATGGGATGATTACAACAGTGAAACAGAACAGTATGTCTTGAAGGACAAAGACCGTAAGCTGGTACACTACTTAGCTGAGCATGGTCATTACAGCCCTTTTGGACATTGCTTTGCGTCATTCCACATAAAGGCACCTATCTTTGTAGCTAGGCAGTTGGTCAAGCATAAGTTCCTACGCTGGAATGAGATCAGCCGTAGGTATGTAGATACTGAGCCTGAGTTCTATGTTCCTGATGCGTGGCGTGGTAAGGCAGAGGATAAGAAGCAAGGTAGCGATGGTGTTATAGAGGAAGCAACGCACATCCTATACAGCAATAATGAGTTCTATGGTTGCATAGATGAAACAGACCCATACTATCAATGTCTTCATTCCTATGAGGGTTTATTGAGACTAGGCGTGTGTCCTGAACAGGCACGTATGGTACTACCACAGTCGATGATGACTGAGTGGTACTGGTCAGGTAGCCTTGACGCCTTTGCAGATATGTGCAATCTTAGGTGTTCAGGTGATACACAATTAGAAACTAGGCTAGTAGCAAATCAAATCTGTGACAGTATGAAGGAACTGTTTCCTGTATCGTGGTTTGCATTGAGATTGGAGAAATAAAATGTGGGCAGTAATGTTTGAGATTGATACAGGTGAATTTGTATACGACACAGGTAAGGATTCCTTTACAGCGGATGATCCAACCGTATGGTTTAACACTAAAGAAGATGCACAGAAACGTGCAGACAAATGGAACACAGGTATAGTAGTACCGTACATCAGACCAATGACGGAAGATGAACGGAAAAGATCAGTACAAAGAAGGGGGTACATTTAAATGACAACAGCAACATCAACGGCAGAGATACGTTTGTACAACGCAATGGTAAACAACTCGCTCACTATAGACGAAGCCATCATAGCAATGGAACAATTCAGGGATCACTTAAATGTAGATAACTTGATAATACAAAACGAAGGGGTTGACAATCGTGCCAAGATATACGATAACGACTTCACAGTATTAGATGAATGGGACACATGGACAGACTAAGGGGAGCGACACCAACATGAAACACTTAACCCTAGACGTAGAGAACACAGTGGTCAAACGCAATGGTAAGTTACACCTTGATCCGTTTGAGCCAGAGAATACATTGGTTATGGTAGGCATGCTAGATGATCTTGGAAACGAAGATATTATAACTTTCGATCACTCAGAGCAACAACCTACCACAGAGGGGCGGCGTATAGTGCAAGACGCATTAGATGCCACCTCTCTACTTATTGCACACAACGCACCGCATGATTTGCTATGGCTATGGGAGTCAGGGTTTGTATATGACGGTGAGGTATTCGATACCATGTTGGGTGAGTACGTTCTGCAGCGTGGACAGAAGCAACCGCTATCACTTGAAGCGTGTGCAGAACGTTATGAATTGGACACTAAGAAACAAGACACATTGAAGGAGTACTTTAAGGATGGATATTCCACACGTGATATACCTCATGCTGAACTATCGGAGTATCTATCACATGATCTCCACGCTACTCAACAATTGTATAATGTTTTGCAGACATCATACGAGGGATGCAGTTCCTTAGTACCAACGATACAGTTGACTAATCAGTTGTGTATACACCTTGCTCGTATTTATCAGCGTGGGTTCAAGGTTGATATGAACGCACTGATGGAAGTTCGTACTGAGTTTGAGCAAGAGCGTAACGTACTGAGTATAGCACTTGAGGAACAGGCGGCTGACCTAATGGGTGACAGACCAATCAACCTCAACAGCCCAGAGCAATTGTCTTGGGTTATCTACAGTCGCAAGCCACAGGATAAGAAGATGTGGGCAGACTTGTTTGACGAACGTATGCCTGACCCAGAGTACAAGCGTACCGTCAGTCAGTACAGCGACAAGTTGTACAAGCAGAAGGCACACCAATGCCGTACATGTAATGGCACTGGACAAACATGGAAACAAAAAAAGGATGGGACTCAATATGCTAGATCAAATAAATGTAATAATTGCAGTGGCGTGGGATATAATTTTTGTGATAACCTTAGTAGCGTTGCTGGCTTAAAATTCGTACCACCTAATTCTAAGTGGATCAGTGCCAATGGTTTTGGTACAGGCAAAGACAACCTTGTATTCCTTGAGGGCATTGCACGTTCCAAGGGTATGCGTGACGCTGAGTTATTCCTACAGAATGTACGTAGGTTGTCGGCAGTAGAGACATATCTCAGCAGCTTTGTTGAGGGCATTGCGACACACGTAAAGCCTGACGGCATGCTTCATGTACGTCTACTACAGCACCGCACTGGGACAGGCCGTCTGTCTGGCGCTGATCCTAACATGCAGAACATGCCACGTGGTGGTACGTTCCCCGTCAAGAAGGTATTCATCTCACGATGGAAGGGTGGGAAAATCATGGAAGCTGACTTTGCACAGCTTGAGTTCCGTGTCGCTGCCTTCCTGTCTCAGGACATGACTGCCATTGACGAGGTGACTACAGGCTTTGATGTACACAGCTACACTGCACAGGTTATATCAGATGCAGGTCAGCCTATATCACGGCAAGATGCCAAGGCACACACCTTCGCTCCGTTGTATGGGGCTAGTGGGTTTGGTCGTAGTCCTGCAGAAGCGGCGTACTATCAACAGTTTACGACAAAGTATTCCGGTGTAGCTGAGTGGCACAAGGCACTAGCCAAAGAGGCACTCAACACTGGCAAGATAACTACACCATCTGGGCGTGAGTTTTCATTCCCTGATGTAGTAAGGCGAAGGTTCGGGGGTGTGACATATTTCACACAGATTAAAAATTATCCTGTTCAATCGTTCGCAACGGCTGACATTGTACCCATATCTCTGATATACATAGATAAGCTACTAACAGCAAACAAGTTACGCAGTTGCGTAGTCAACACGGTGCATGACTCAATAGTAATTGATGTGCATCCCAACGAAGAGGAGAAAGTACTACGAGTAATACAAGCAGCTAACGACAAGCTGATACCAATCGTCAATCGCAAGTGGGGAATAGACTTCAACATACCTCTATTATTAGAGGCGAAGATAGGCCCGAATTGGCTTGACACAAAAGATGTAGCGTGATATAACTATCACTCACCTGATCAACAACAAGGAGACTTAAATATGAATCAAGTTACAACAATAGACACAAACAACTTCGCAGCAATGGCTCAAGCAATGGGCATGAACGCAGAGGCTTCAAAGAATACCAGTAAGGCAAGCACACTTGCACGTTTACGTATTCATCACACACCACTCATGGGCCAGCAAGAGGTCAAGGGTAAGATGAAGAACGTAGAAGTTATTGCAGGTGGTGCATACAAACTGGAGATACCTGACGGCCCTACGTACTACGCAGAGGGTGCAACTATACGTCCGTTCCTACAACGGTTTATGTATAAGAAGTTTATCAAGGGTAACGACAATACACCTAACCGTTTCCTCAAGACTGTTATGGCTAATGACCTTAACAATGACATGAAGGATAACGAGGGTGGCTTCAACTGTGGTAAGCCAGCAGGATTCATCAAAGATTGGGCAGCACTGCCTGACCACATGAAGGAACTAATCAAGTCTATCAAGCGTGTTCGTGCATTGTTTGGTACAGTAGAGTTGATCAATCCTACAGATGAGAATGGTAATGCAGTTGACGTAGACACTACCGCATTTATCTGGGAGATTGACAACCGTGATGCCTTCAAGACAATGGGTGATCAGTTTACCAAGTTGTCTAAGATGCAACGCCTACCACCACAGCACAACATCTCTTGTACTACAAAGGAAGTACCCTTGCCAAATGGCAGTAGCTTCTACGTACCAGAGACAGAGTTGAACCTTGGTACTACGTTGGAGATGGACAACGATGCACAAGAAGTCTTTGCTAATTTTATGGCGTGGATTGAGAACTACAATACCTACATACTTAACACATGGGACGAGAACATGAATAGGCATGAGGACGTAGACACAGACACAGTAGAAGAGTTTGTGGACATCAATGAAGAGGACTTCGTGTAATGGACATGCCCCCATCAGGTATTGTCTATGACATGTCAAACGAGGAGTATCACAAACAGGTAGGGTACTCTTCGTCTGCCATTAAAACGGTGTGCAAGCAATCGCTTGCGCACTACATGGCACAGAAACCATTAGGTGATAGCCCTGCGTTTGCGCTTGGCTCTGCCGTACATGCCACACTACTTGAGCCAGAGCGTGACCTAGTTACCAAAGGCCCAAAGACAAGGGCATCCAAACTGTTTAAAGATTTGTACAACAACAGGGAAGATGATCAAGTAGTTCTTACAGAGGTTGAGTACTACGTACATCACAAGATGTGTCAGTCAGCCTTGAAAAACGATACGTGTAACAAGATACTAACGGACAGCCGTAGGGTTACAGAGAGCAGTATCTTTGTAACAGACAAGGTTACGGGGTTGAACTTGAAGACAAGACCAGACTTGTACATACCAGAAACAGGTCAGCTATTTGACATCAAGACTACCATTGATGCATCACCGACAGGTTTTGCAGAGCAGGTTGGTAAGTATGCATACCACATACAAGCTGCCTTCTATGTACTGACATGTAAGAAGGCTGGCCTAAAAGCAAAGGAGTTTAACTTCATAGCTGTAGAAAAGACTGCCCCTTACATAACTCACTTACACAAGGTAAGCCCTGAGTTATTGAAGGAAGCTACAGAGAAGGTAGAAGAAACTCTTGCACACATTGCGGAAGCAAACAAAAGCGGTGTGTTTGATACGGGTTGGGGTGACTACTCAACTCTTAAAGTAGGAGACTTTTAGTACTATGAATGGCAAGCAATTCTCTGCCGCCATGAAGCATGGGTATAGGAGTGGGCTAGAGGTCAGAACCAGCGAGTATCTTGTTGAACACAATATAAAGTTCAGGTACGAGCAAGTTAAGATTGAATGGGAAGACCTCATGTACCGTACCTATACCCCTGACTTTGTGTTAGGGAACGGTATAATAATTGAGACAAAGGGATTGTTTAGTGCAGATGACAGGCGTAAACATTTAGCTGTTAAGGCACAGCATCCCAAGCTAGACATACGCTTTGTATTTACAAGCAGTAGAAGAAAATTAAGTAAGGGAGCTAAGACTACCTATGGACAATGGTGTACTAAGTATGGTATACCTTTTTACGACAGGATCATTCCAGAAGAATGGTTAAAAGAAAAGGGTAAGGATATGCATACTACATTGATACACTGCCCCTATAGAAAAGTAAAAAGGAAATAACGCACATGAAAAAAGATAACAACGTGTTTATAAGTTTTGATGCCAACGATTACATTGTGCGGCTAACACCCTTCGTAGACAAGGAAGGTAACTGGACAGGAGAGATACTAGTAGGCACTGTAACTACAGATGAGAACAACCTGTCAGATGAAGATCACTTTAACCTAATGACTATAACAAAGATGGTATGTGCAGCAGTACCTGCAATGGAAGAAGATGAGTACGTCCGTGATACACTTAATGAGATAGTAGAGAAGAGTGAAGAAGAAGAAGAAAACGAGTTGCCAAAAGCTACGATAGCTAGTATAGAAGAGAACGTCATCAACGTTAACTTTAAACAATAGGGAGTATGATAATGAATGTAACAAAATTTTCAGAGGCAGCTAGTATACTAGACAATGATACTAGTGATGATGATATGGTAAACTCACCTTCCCACTACAACTTTGCGGGAGTAGAATGTATTGATGCCATTCGTGCAGCTACCGGAGAGGAAGGGTTCTCTTACTATCTGCAGGGTAACATTATGAAATACCTGTGGCGGTACAAGTACAAGAATGGTTTGGAAGATTTGAAGAAAGCAGAGTGGTATCTCAACGTACTAATTGAGGATCAAGATGATAGTTAAAGTATTCCTAGCACTTGATATAGATGAGAGTGAGTATCAAATGCCAGCAGACAATTTTATCAATGATGAAATTAGAAACGCTCTTCAAGAATTTATCTACGATGTAGATGGTATGACGATTAAATCAATTAAAACAATAACGGAGTAGATACACATGAACAATTACTTACCAACAGATTACCAAGCCTTCATACATACATCACGGTATGCACGGTGGCTTGACAGTGAAGGACGTAGAGAGACATGGCCTGAGACAGTAGCACGATACATGGATAATGTAGTACGTAAATCCTTTAAGCTACCGTTAGCTAAGTTTTCTAAGATAGAAGAGGCTATACTATCTCTGGATGTTATGCCATCTATGAGGGCCATGATGTCGGCTGGGCCAGCACTAGACAGGGACAACACTGCAGGGTTCAACTGTAGCTACCTACCAGTAGATGATCCTAAGTCATTCGATGAGGCCATGTACATACTGCTATGCGGTACAGGTGTAGGCTTCAGCGTGGAGCGTCAGTCCGTACAGAAGTTACCAGAAGTACCAGAGCTATACGTAAGCGAGACAACTGTAGTAGTTAAGGACAGCAAAGAAGGTTGGGCTAAGGCACTACGTCAAGTGCTTGCACTACTATGGGCAGGTGAGATACCTAAGTGGGATGTAAGTCAAGTACGTCCTGCAGGTGCTAGGCTCAAGACATTTGGTGGTAGAGCCAGTGGCCCTGCACCCTTAGTAGAACTGTTTCACTTCGCTGTAGGTACATTCAAGACGGCACAAGGACGTAAGCTATCCAGCATGGAGTGTCACGATCTCATGTGCTTCATTGGTCAGATCGTAGTTGTCGGTGGTGTACGCCGTAGTGCTATGATTTCATTGAGTAATTTATCTGATGATCGTATGCGTCACGCTAAGTCAGGTCAGTGGTGGGAGACTGCAGCACATCGTGCGCTATCTAACAACTCAGTCTGTTATACAGAGAAGCCTGACATGGAGACATTCATGCGTGAGTGGTTGTCACTAGTAGAGAGTAAGTCAGGTGAGCGTGGTATCTTCAACCGTGAGGCATCTAAGAAGCAAGCAGCTAAGAATGGTAGGCGTGATCCTAACTATGACTTCGGCACTAACCCGTGCAGTGAGATCATACTTCGCCCATATCAATTCTGTAATTTAACTGAAGTAGTTGTACGAGCAACTGATGATCTTGAGTCTCTATCAGAGAAGGTACGCATGGCTACCATCCTTGGTACAATACAGTCTAGCCTTACTAAGTTTCCGTACCTACGTAAGATATGGCAGAAGAACACAGACGAAGAACGTCTACTTGGTGTGTCACTAACTGGGCTGATGGACAATCCATTGATGACGTTTAAGAACAAGGGTCTGTCGGAAACACTTGAGCATCTTAAACA